GGACATTCCCGACTGTCAACAATCCGTACATTGCGGCAAGCGAAGTCGAAGCGGCGCGGCGTGACTTGCCTGAGATCATTTACCGACAAGAGTACCTTGCAGAGTTTATCGAGTCAGACGGCGGCGTGTTTCGTAGGGTGCAAGAAGCCGCAGTCCTCTCACCGCGTGAGCCTGAGAACGGGCGGCAGTACGTGGCTGGTGTGGACGTTGCATCAAGCGTGGATTATACGGTTGTGAGCGTGCTGGATGTTGAGAGCAAAGAGCAAGTATTTATGGACCGCTTCAACCGTGTGGATTATCCCGTGCTGATTGACCGGCTCGAGAGCGTTTATCGCAGATATAAGCTCACGAGTATGGTCGTGGAAGCCAACTCAATCGGCAGGCCGGTTATTGACGAACTGGTGACGCGGGGCTTGAATATCGTGCCGTTTACAACCACTTCAGCGACAAAGCAGGCAATTATTCAAAACCTGCAGGCAGCCTTTGAAAATGGGCAAATTCAGGTTTTGAATGACCCGGTGCTGATTGGTGAATTATTGAGTTTTGAATCGAAACGCAATGCAAGCGGAAGTTTTTCTTACAGCGCGCCGGATGGGATGCACGACGACACGGTTATGAGTTTAGCAATCGGCTGGGATTCATTGAACAGCGCTGGCGTTATTTTGTGGATGGATTAACAGGAGTATCTATGGCAGAAACTTACAAGGCAATAACAAACATTCCTGGCTGGGTAGACCTCCTGACAAGTGACGGCGTGCCTGATTCTATTGCGGCGTTGTATTCGCGTGTGCCGATCCTGTACCGCGCCATCCAGTTGCGCTGTGACGCGTTATCGACCGTTCCGTTCCGGCTGGTGAAAGGCGAGAGTGAGATCGAGTGGCAGTACCCGACTTCGCTGTCACGCCTGCTTTGGCAGTGGGAAGCTGGCTTGCTATTGCGAGGTGCAGCGTACGGTGAAATCATTGCGAACAAGAGCGGGATCAGGAAAGACATCCAGTATCGCAATCCGTTTGACATGAACGTGCAATACATGAAAACCGGCGAGCTGGTGTTCAAGCAGAACAGCAGTGGGGCGACATGGACGAACGACCTACGGGCTGGCAAGTATGAAATGCTCTACATTGCCGAATATGACCCGACTCAAGACATTCTGCCGGGTGTGGGTGCTGGTAGGGCTTCCACGATTGACGTGAAGTTGCTCTATGCTTTGAGCAAGTTTCCGGAAGTGTACTTTGAGGGTGGGGCAATGCCGGTCACGCTGTTAGGTGTTGACACGAACGACAGGAACGAGATCGAGCGCATTCAGGACTGGTTCAGGCGTTCTGCTACCACGATTCGCAATGCGTTCCGGGTGTTGGGTGTGAGAGCGGGTTCTATCCAGCCGACCACACTTACTCCGCTATTGAAAGACCTGGCATTCATCGACTTATCCGAGATAAGCAAAAAGAACATCGCGATGGCATTCGGCCTCAAGCAGACCATGCTTGACAGTGAAGCGGCAAACTACGCAACCGCTAAGGAAGACCGATTGAGTTTCTACGAAGATACGATCAAGCCGCGTTTGCAGCTTTACGAAGATGCTTTGAACGAGCAGTTGTTTGCACGTGACAAGATAAAACTTGAATTCCAGTTGAACAAACTTGACATCTTCCAGGAAGACGAGAACGAGCGAGCCGATGTACTGAACAAATTGACGGCATCCGGCTTACCGACCCGCCTTGCGCTTGACCTGGCTGGGTTTGTGTTGAGCGAAGAGCAGGAAGCCTTATTCAGCGAGCAGGAAGCGGAAACACAGCCGGAAGACGAGCGGGTGGCAGAACTCCGCAAGTGGCAGCGAATGGCAGAGAAACGCGTCAAAGAAGGCAAGCCTATCCGGGAGTTTGAAAGCACGATCCTTGAGCCAAGTTTGCACGGAGCGATAAGTGGGGCGTTGGAAAACGTGAAAACGGTGGAAGACGTGAAGAGAGTCTTTGAGTGGAGCGTGTACCCGTGATTGACCGCTTTGAGATCGAGCGCAAGTTAGGGCGGGTGCTCTCGCGTGAAATGCAAGCGGAGCTCGAGAAGCTGATGGAGTATTTAGGCGACCCGCCGGACTTGAATAACGTGCCGCATTCCTACTGGCAGAACGGCTGGAAACGCATTCAGAACCAGGTCGAGCCGATTCTGGTTGACACGTTCGTTCAGAGTGCGCTGGAATTACCGCTTGTTGGGATCACGATTGATTGGGACTTGATCAATGCCGATGCGGTGAATTGGGCGCGAACCAGTTTAGTACCGACATTGCAGAAAATGTTCGACAAAACTTATGTTGGAGTGAATGAGTTAGTCCCGCGTTATTTTGAGGAGCAGTGGAGCAGGGCTGATTTGGCACGGCATCTTGAAAAATATTACTCACCTGTGAGAGCAGAAATGATAGCAATTACCGAAACGACCCGCGCAAAGGTTGAGGGCGAGCGGGCGGCGGTTGCAGAAATCAACCAGCGCGGCGTGATCTTGGTGCCAACCTGGATGACGCAGGAAGATGAGAGGGTTTGTCCTATTTGTGGTCCGAGACATAAGCAGCGGATTACAGTCGATTACCCACCAGCACATCCGAGATGCCGATGCTACGTGGATTACGACTATCCGAAGGAAGGCAACTAATGGCAGGCGGAACGTATATCCGAGTTGAGGGCATAGAAAAACTGCTTGCTGGTTTGACAAAGTTAGAACAGATGCAACGCGTGAAAGATGAAGTTCAGGCAGGCGGAATCTTGCTTCAGAGCAAGTTGCAGCATTACCCGAAGAAGGCGAAAGTTGGTAATCCGCTTATTCGCAGTAATGACCGGGTACGGCGCGGTTTCTTCTACCACCTGAAACACGGGAATATCAGTGTGCCTTACAACCGATCGTACACATTGCAGAGTAAGTGGACATCTCAACCGCGCAAGGGTGGCTGGGAGGCAGTGGTTGGAAACAAAGCGCCGGATTACAAGCATCTTGTTCAGGGTTCACGGCAAACCTTCCAGCACCGGGCAAGCGGGTGGTTGACGGTTGCAGGCGCAGTGGAAACATATGGTCCGCAGATACAAGCAAGAATCAGGGCGGCATTAGAGAAAGAGGTGGCAAGTGTCTGATAAATTGACGTTGAAAATCGCAAGCAATGAAAACATCGAGCGTGACGCGGTTGAAACGAAACGCCTGAAAGCAGATGTGGATTACAGCCTGATTGATTGGCGCGTTTTGGGCGTTCCGTTTGGCGGTCCAATCAAAGGGCGTGACATGGACGGCGAATGTTTCACCGAGCAGACCGACATTGTGCTGAAGATTGGCGACAAACGACCTGTGACCTACTATCACGGCTTTGGACCTGATGACCCGCAAGAGAAGCAAACCCCGCCTGTGATTATTGGTGAAGCGACCTACACCGGCAAAGACGCACGCGGTCACTGGTTCGACCTGGCTTTGGACGATGAAGAAGAACTGGCATTGCGTTTACTGGCAGCGGGCGTGGAGGGCGTGAAAGCGTCAAGTGGGGCGGTATCTCATTTAGTGAGAAAAAGTGCGGGTGGAATTATTGACGTGTGGCCGGTTGGTGAACTGGCTTTATTTGACACGAATGAATGGCGAAAACCGGCGAATGAGTTTGCCGTTATCGAAGCGAAAGCAGAAGTCTTTACAGAGGCGATCCCGGAGGTCGAAGAGACGGTGGATGCGGTTGAGGACGAAGCGGAAGCAATCACAATCAAAACACTATTACCAGATCAAGAGGAGATCAAAATGGAAGACATGGAAAAAGAGGTTGTTCAGGAACAGCCTGTTGAAGAAAAAATTGACTTGAAAGCCGAGATGGAAAAGGTTCGCAAGTCGATTGTTGACGAATTGAGAAGCGAGCGTGGGGAAGCCAAAGGCTCATTCACCGTTGTTTCCAGTGTTGGTGAAAAAGACGAGATGAAGGGCTTCTTACACTACATCCGCACCGGGCAGGAAAACAGCACCATGCGGGCTTTGAAAGCATCCAACGATACCGACATGAACATCGGCACAGCCGAAGACGGACAGTATCTCGTGCCAACCGGTCACTATCAGAACGTGATCACCCGGCGCGATGAAAGCGCTCTGTGGTCTCGCTTGGGTGTGACCGAGATTCCAGGCGTTGGTACAACCGTGAACGTGCCTTACGATGACGAAGCCGACGGCGAATTTGTGGTTGCGACTGAAACGCAGGAATTCGATGATGACGCTCCGGCAACCGGGCGCAAGCAGATGACCCTCAAGAAATACGCGAAAATCATCCGTATTTCACACGAACTGCTTCGTGACGAAGACAGCCGCCTTGAATCCTTCCTGGCAAACTGGGTTGGACGCGGCATGGCAAAGACCCACAATGACCTGCTGATTACCGAAGTTGAAACTAACGGTACGGCTTTGAAGACCTTTGCCTCTGCCACAGCAGTTGCATTGGGTGAAATGGAAGATATGGTCTTCCAGTCCGACATGGTGAGCTACCTGGACGGTGGATCTGCTGCCTGGGTTATGAGCGGTCCTTCCTACGCCAAGATCGCTTCAATCAAAGGTGACGCGCTCACTTACGCACAAACTCCGCAGGGCAAATTCCGCGAGAGCATTCTCGGTTTCCCGGTGTACTTCACCAATAAGGCTGACACTATCGGCGCAAGCAAGAAATCGCTGTTCTTCGGTGACTGGTCGCAGGTAGGCGTTCGCAACGGTGCCGGACTGCAGTTGATCCGCGATCCTTACACCCGTGCCCGCTTCGGACAAATTGAACTGGTTTACCTGTTCGATGTGGTCTACGGCGTGCTGAACGCAGAGGCTATCGGCTACGGTATTCATCCGTCTGCCGGCTAACAACTAACGATTCATTGATGGAGCGTATATGAGCGAGCAAAGAGTGTTGATCTTCATGCCAACCTACGAGGAAGGCGGGATTATTCAGGCGTTCCCTGAATCAGTGGAATCCTTCTACGACCTGGATGTGCCGGAAGGCTGGAAAGCTGACTGGGTGATCGGGTTAGACAATCCTTACGGGCGTGAAGGGCGGCATAAGAATACGCTCCATCAATACCAACAAATTCAACGGCGCGTGCTGGACGAAGGCTATGATGCGCTGGTCACTTTCGAGCATGACATGCTTGTTCCGAAAGATGGGCTGGTCAAACTGCTCGAAGTGGACGCGCCGATTGTGTACGGGCTTTACATGCTCAGGCACGGGGCGCATTGTGTAAACGCGTTCCTGTACATCGAAAAGAATCCAAGCTTCAGCCGGTCGTTTACCCACCTTCCGAAGCGCTATGCAGCCGCAGAAAGAGACGGCATGGCGCGTGTGACGGGTGTTGGCATGGGCTTTACGTTATTCAGGCGGAAGGTGCTGGAACTATTCAATTTCAGGGCAACCGAAAAGAGTTATCCGCCTGACTGGGCGATTGCCTACGATTCCGCAAAATACGGATTGAAACAGATCTGCCGGTTCGATGTGAAATGCGGGCACATTGGCACGGACGGCAGGGCGATCTATCCGAGATTGGCAGGTTACGAAAACATGGCAGAGGTCAAAGTATTACAGCAGTTCTACTACAAACAGCCGTACAAGCCGGGCACGATTGCCAAAGTGCCAGACGAAAAACTGGACGACTTCTTGCGGGCTGGGTTTGTAGAACTTATCTCATTTCCGGAAGAAGCTCCGGCGGTGAAGATCACGAACAGACCGACCAAAAAATCCTCCAACGCTATCAAAAACAAGATGGCTGAAAAGCAGAGTGTGAAATGAGCTACGCAGAACTGATACAAGTGAAAGACTACATGGGCATTAACACCAACACGGATGACGTGCTGCTCATGCAGTTACTTGACAGTGCGAGCGGCATCATAGACGCGTCTACAGGGCGAAATTTTAGCGCAAAAACCGCCTCTTACACATTTGATGCAGAGAATATCAAAGGCAAGATACTGCTCCTGGATTCGTACGATCTGCTGACTGTGACGAAGCTCACAAATGGGGACGGTGACGAAATCGCATCCGCAAACTACGTTCTGTTACCGCGCAACACCACACCGAAATGGCAGGTGAAATTGAAGTCCGGCTACGACTGGAAATTCGATGATGAGGATTCGGTCATTACGGTTGCGGGAACGTGGGGTTATTCTGCCACACCGCCCGATGACATTGTGCATGCCTGTATCAGGTTGACGAGTTTCTTGTATCGGCAAAAGGATAACAGTGGGGACGTTGACAGACCGCTCGTAACTGGTGACGGCGTGACCATCATGCCAAGCGCATTACCGGCGGATGTAAAGAACCTGCTGAAACGTTATCAGGTGCGGATATGAGCAATATATTGACTGCTTATGACAATCTGGCAAAAGTGACGGTCACGACCACCAGCGGAAAAACGCCAAAAGTCTATAACCTGACATCCTTGCCGGAATCGCTTACTACGGCGCACTTGCCTTGCCGGTTGTTATTGCCGTTAGGCGGCATGCCAGGTGAAGGCAGGGACGGGCAATTCCTGGGGATTGGCGCAAGCGCAACGATGCAATGGCAGGTGAACGATCTGATGTTCTGGCAGGCAAGCGAACAGGGCGTTGGCGTGAGGGAGTTTGCGGGAGAACTGGTTGATTATTGCGGAAAATACGCGGAGGCAATGAAAACTTACAAGTGCCCGGCGACCGACATGGTGCTGGATGGGTGGAGCGTCACGCCGGGTGAATTCGAGTATCCACTGGGAAGCGGGCGTTACTACGCTGCTGTAAGATGCCAGTTGATGATCACGGAGGCGATATGAGCAAAATATTGTACATCGGGGGCGGTTATTTCATCGGCTTACCCGCAAGGGATTTGACCGAAGAAGAATGGGCGGCTATCCCGAAGAAAGAGCAACGAATGATCCTGAAATCCGGGATTTACGGAATTGAAATCGAAGAGAAAAAGGCAGAGGTAAAAGACAATGCTGGATAAATTAAATGTATTACAACTCGGCTGGCAGAGTACTTTCGGCACGGCAAACGGAACGGCAACCCGCAAGCTGCAGAACGTGTCCAGCTTCAAATTGCGCCCGGAGCTCGAAACCCGTGCGCTTGACCAATTGCGGGGCACCATGGCTCCGACCCATCAGACCGTCCTTGACCATTACGCGTCCAGTGCAACCTTTGAAAGTGCTGACACCACCTTTGAAGAGATCAACTATTTTCTGGAAATGCTGTTTGGCACGGACGCTTCGGTAACAGGCACAGCCGCGCCTTATGTGCGTGATTATGCCGCGCCGACCACAGCACAGCCGACCCCACACTTTGCGACCTTGCAATTCGGGCAATCGGGCGCTGTCTACCAGATGCAGGACGCCTCAATAGCAAGCCTGACATTGAGCGGCACGACCAACAGCGGTATCCAGGTGGGCGGTTCGTTGATAGGCGGGAAGGTTGGGGCTAGCACACTGACATCCTTATCCGATTCGGTCACTGAAACGCGACCGACCGGCTGTATGTCGGCTGTGGCTGTTTCGGCTTGGGACGCGACAGATCCCGGAACTTCGGTGTTGGCTTCGAGCGCGTTTGCGTGGGAGTTGAGTATCAATTCCAACCGCGAATATCGAACCTATTTAGGCTCATGTACGCCGACTGCTTATTCCGATGACACTTGGAATGGGCAATTGCGCTTATCACTTGAATACAACACTTCCACCGATGATTTTGTGAACGCGATCCTGGCTGCATCCAACACAATCTTGGAAAAGCAGATCGAGATCGAGTACAAGACCGGAACGGCTGGATCAGAACGGATCGTCAATATCCAGTTTGCCGGACATACCATGCAAGCGCCCGAACTGTTCCAGAGTCGTAATGGCGTGTTGAGCGTGGACTTGGTATTTGACGGCGTTTACAACCCGACCATGAGCAACTGGCTGAAGATCAGTACGTCCTCTGCTCTGGCAGCGGTATAGGAGTTTTATGGAATTCGAGCACAAGAAATTTGGCAAGTGCGTTGTAAAAGATATTAATCAAAAAGAGCTTGAGGACTTTAGCAACGACATGACCAACAAGGAAAAGGTGCCATTGACCGTTTGGCGTGGAGATAGCGTGAGGGCGGCTGTCAAACATGGGATTCTGGTTGAGCCGGCATTGTCGCTGGATGATGTAGACAATGCGAAACCCGGTCTGATTGTGTGGCTGGCAGATTGTGTCAACAAGGTGATCGCGGAGGCGCTTAGCATTGACCCTTTATCCTGATAGCCGCCGCTGATTATGCGGATGGAAAGCGACCGGACATGCCCGCCTTGCTGGAACTTGCACTCAATTGCGAGAACTACCGCGCCTTGCCTTACTCAGGCGGCGTGATGGAGCAACCGGCGGGCTTGCTGCGGAAAATGCGGCAAGTGCGGAATGTGTACGAGGCGATAAAGCTGTACAAAGCAGAGGGCAACAAGCCCGGCGAGTCGGCGAAGTGGAAGCGCGAACATGGGGAAGTATGGGACATTGTGAACGAGGTTGAGAGATTGAGAGCGAAGTATGGCTAACCTGCAGATTGTGATTAGCGCGCTGAATAAGGCCAGCGGTGATCTAAATAAGGTCAAGCAGGACATATCCGGCGTGAAGGATGCCGGCGAAAAGGGCGGAACTGCTGTTCAGGGTTTCGGTGATAGTTTAAGCGGCATGATGGGCAAAGCAGCTCTTGTCGCTGGTGTAGTGGCTGGTGTTGGCGTTGCCATGAAAGAGGTTTACGAAACCGCAAAAGAAGGCGCAGAGCTTGAGTATGCGCGCACGCGGTTTGACAACCTATCCGCGTCAATTGGCACGGTTTCTGCCGCTCTTTTAGGCGATTTGCGGGACGCTACAAGCGGCATGATGAGCGATGCCGAACTGGTTGCCGGTGCTACCGACTTTATGGCTTTGGGGTTGGCAAAGTCCCACGATGAAGTGGTAAGGCTGACAAGTGTTGCAGGCGCGCTGGGTATGAATATGAACCAGCTCGTCTTGACATTGACGAACCAAACTACCATGCGCTTTGACGCTTTGGGCATAAGCGTGGACGGGTTTGATGCCAAAGTGAAGGCGTTGGAAGCAAGCGGCTTGAGCGCAAGCGAGGCTTTTTCTGAAGCGTTTTTACAGCAGGCAGAAGAGCAAATTGGCAGAGTTGGAAGTGTTGCAGACAGCTCGGTTGGAAGTTTCAAGATGCTTGAGGCTGGATTCAAAAATATCGGTGACGCGGCAAAAACGAACTTGACTGGCACGCTCGAACCAGCGCTGGAAGGAATCGCCGGCTACATTTCCGAACAGGGCACGATCGCACAAGCCAACCTCGCATTTGAAAACCTTGTCGAAAGTATGGATGCCGCGCTAATACCTTCTACGAAACTTAGCCAAGAATTTTACAAATTGATGGGTCCAATGGGGGTTCTCGACCCAAGCAAAATGGACGAATTCAACGCGCTTCTTGAATACTATTCTGAGCAAGTGGAAATTGCTAAGGGCGGTACTCAAAACTGGGCAGACGCAAACTATGATAGTGCTGAAGGTATGGCTGCAGCGAGGGCGGCTGTGTTGGCTCAAAAGACGGCAACAGAGGAATTGACCGAAGCGCAAAAGAAAATGATCGCCGAGCACGAAAAGATTTCCACGCTCGACAACAATTACAAAGGCATTATTGATCTCTCTTATAAATATACCGACATTCTCGAAGAAATAACCGTACAAGAACAAATTATGGCTGAAGAGCCCATTGGGTCGGAAAAATACGAGGAGGCGAAAGCAAAAGTCGATGAGCTCAAAGGATCAATGGATGAGCTTGCCAACCGAGTCACGCTTGACATGCTCCAGGCTACCATTGCAATTGGAGGTGTGACTGAAGCAGAGCTCTCCGCTTATATGCAGATGGCAATTGATATGGGGCTCATGTCCGAAGAAGGCGCTCAGGCAGCAATGGATGCTTATGGCAACGCTATCGAAACTATCAACGGATATGAACTTGACGATAAGACCGGGAATATAAAGTTTGAAATTGACGACAGCGCGATTAGGGGTTATTCGCCTCCCACGAGATACGGTACCGTTGTCTATACGCCTTCCACAAGACAAACTCAAGCCGTCGGTGGTGCAGTCTACGCTGGCAATCCGTACATATGGCAGGAATATGGCTACCGCGGCGAGGTATTCGTGCCAAGCGCGGACGGGTTTGTCTTGAGTAGGGCGGATGCGGAGCGGGCACTCGCGCGCGCGCTTTACGGTGGTGAATCTGCTATTGACCCGGAGGCAATTGGCAAGGCGGTTGCAAAAGCGCTAAGTGGGATAACGGGCAACAAACAGGGCGGCGGAAACGTCTACAACTTAACCATGCCGACTTCGAGTAATCC